TTACATCCATAGCACTTGTTGCGAGCCTCGATCAGGGTGAGGCGGCACACTAACTACTTGGCCGGGGGTCATAATTATGTCAGTTACCGTCTCGTGAGACTTAAAAGTACAACTGCAATTGATATTCTGGCACTGGTTATAGCGTTCCTTTGTATTCTTCGACACCTGGAAGCTGCTGCGAGTGTGCGCCGCATTCCCACATAAAGGACAATTCATCATCTTTGACACCTCGCACTGAAACTCATTTACGAACTTTCTGATTGATTATATTTCAATTGAAACCTTTAGTTAAATGTTTATTCCATTTGCAATGCGTCAATTTTCACTTCCAGTTCAATGCTGGTCGTGTAGCCACTGTCAGCACTCAGGCTGTGCGTCAGCGTGGTGATGATCCATTCCCCGTCATCAATCTGCTTTTTGAACCCCGTCACCTTTACCGGCATTTCGGTGTAAAGCTCTGCGCGCCCGCGCGCCAGCTGGATCGAGAAGGTAGCAACGCCGCGCTGCAGCCGTTCCCACTGCATTTTGGCTGCCCGCTCTGCGTTTGACCGGTTGGCATAGGTGCGGCTCAGTACCAGCACGTTTTCATCGGTGCCGACAAGGTAATCACCCTGTTTCGCTTCCGGCTCTTTTTTCTTCGCCGTGGTTTTGCGGCGTCGCTTCACCTTCGTTTGTGGCTTTTTCGCTGGCTCGCGCGTATGCAGCCAGCTGGCAATCACGCCGGTGTAGGCGTCACGGTCAGCCAGGGTAAAGCGATGAATGTCGCCGTCACGGCGCTGTATGGTGATGACCGGCAGCGCCTTGCCGCTGGCGTTTTTGCCCTGTCCCTGCCGGATAAACAGCAGTTTACCGTCCTTGACGCAGGCCACCGCACCGCACTGGCGGGCCACGCGCATCAGAAAGCTGGCGTCAGATTCGTTTGTCTGGTCGATGTGGTCGATTGCCATTTTCTCAACGTCGGCGCCCAGCGCTAAATCCAGCGTGTGCTTTTCCGCAATGGCTTTAGCAATTTCGCCCGCCGTGGTTTTGTGCCACGACTTTTCGCGCTTAGTGTTCAGGGTCTGGCGAAAGTCGGCGCCGCGGGCGCGAAGCGTCAGCCGGTCGGGCGTGCCGCTGTGTTCAATCTCATCAACCGTATAGCTGCCCTTGCTGATAAGCGGCTCACCCTCCCAGCCCAGCGCCAGCTTTAGCACCACGCCACGGCGCGGCAGTTGCAGCAGGCCGTCCGCGTCGTCCAGCTCAATATCCAGCTGGTCGGCCTCAAAACCACGGTTATCGGTAAGCGTCAGGCTGATGAGCCGCTTTTGTATGGCCTGCGTGACGTCTGCGCCTGCCATCGTCAGCCGAAACGCCGGGGCGCTGGCCGCCCCTTTTACCCAGCTTTCTGCCTGCATCATCAGAAAAGCCCTCCCACTGCGGCAGTGACTTTACCGGCCACGCCTGCCGCCGCGCTTTTCATGGCATCCAGCTGGCCGCTAAGACTGCCGAACATCTCGCCCAGCGACTCATCAGCACGCTTTAACGTGAGCGTGAACTCAATGCGCCTGCACGCGCCGTTACTGAAAAACTCGGCTTTGGTCTGGCTCAGGCTCTCAATCACGTACATGCCGTAAATGGTGCCGCTGCCCTCAATGAGCGGCCAGGCGCGCCCCAGCTCCGCAATCTGCTCAAGCGCATACAGCGACAGCCTGCCGCCGGTCAGCTCCGGCAGCAGCACGCCGGAAAGCGTCAGCGTGTCGGTGTCCGGCCCGGCAAACTGCAGCGAAGGGCGAAAGCCCACGCGGTTGTTAGACGGAAACCGCCAACTGCGTTGTAACTGCAGCTCCTGATAAGGCACCGTTTCCAGCATGAAAACGAACAGCCCCAGCGTCATCATCATTCGTCAAATCCCCTCTGGTCACGATAAGAACTGCGCGCGCGTGCCTCTGCCTGACGCTGCTCAGCTTTGAGCCTGCGCATCACCTTATCAACCAAATCTTCCTGGCTCTCTCCCGGCTGCTGCACGATGGTGAATGACGCGTTGATTTGTGGCGCGGCAACCGGCTGCGCTGTCTGTGCGCGCTGCGCTTTACTCTGGTATGCCTGCGCGGGCAGGCTCATCGGGTGCAGCTGGCGGGCTGCTGCAGGTGCGGCGGCCATACCCAGCGCCAGCGCAGCCGAGGCGGCCAGTGCGGCAGTTCGGCGGCGGCTGGTAATGCGCGCCGGGCCGTTGACCAGCTCCGGCCCGTTCTCGCCCGCAATGCCGTACTGACCGGTGGGAATGTAGCCGCCATTGTCAAACAGTCCGGCAAAGCCCGTCGGGGATGCGGGGCTTAACGGATTGACCGGTGGCGCGCCGCCCTTATCTGCCGATGGCTTCATGAATCCGGGCAGCAAATCCGTCATAGATGACAGTCTGGCCTTAAGCGCGTCCCATTTGGCCGTGATGCCCTCAAGCAGCGCGCTGATCATGTTGCTGCCCGCTTCTTTAAACCGCTCCGGCAGCGTGCTGGCCGAGTTAACCAGCTCATCCCACTTCTGCGACACGGCTGCCTTGATGCTTTGCCATGCCCCGGCGATGCCGTCGCGTATCGCATCCCAGCCTCTGCTGATTACTCCCTGCAGCGCGCCATCCGTGAACAGGGATTTAACCCACGTCCACGCATCGGCTATTTTGCCTTTGATGGCCTCCCACGCTGCCGAGGTGTTATCTGTCACCCGCTGCCATGTCGCTTTAAACATTGGGCCGAGGGTGTCCCAGTTACGCCAGATGTAAATTGCCCCCATAGCTATAAGGCCAATAACGGCCAGTATCGGGTTGGCAAACATCAGGCGGCCCAGCCAGATAACACTGCTGCCGACGATACGCAACGCCTTGCCTATCATTCCGAATGCGCTCGCACCCTTAAAGCCCAGCGTTGCCATGCTCAGCCTGATGACCGCCATCGGCCCGACAATGGCCGCAAAGCCGATGGCTAACGTTCCCAGCCCGATAACGATGGCAGACACCGCCGCGCCGACTTTCACCAGCGCGCCAGCCAGCGCTTTGTTTTTCTCTATCCATTGCGCCGCCATGCCGGTGACTTTTTTAATCGCGCTCATGATGTCCATCAGCGGCTGGCGCAGCGTGTCGCCCAGGCCGCTCATGGTGTTAGCTACGCCGGTCCTGGTCAGCATCCACTGTGCGGAAAGGGAATCTTTGTTGATGTCAGACTCTTTCTGCATCGAACCCTTCGCCGCATCGCCCTGCGTCAGGGCAAGCTGTCGGCGCAGCTCCGGCAGGTTGTTGGCAAGTTTCGCCGCATCCTTGCCGAACTCCTTGCCGAATATCATCGTCAGGGCAGACAGGCGCTTGTTTTCCGGCAACTTTTTGACCTTCTCCAGCACGCTGATGATGGTCCCCATCGCGTCCGTGGTCATCTGCTTTTCAATCTTTTTGGGGTCCAGCTTAAGCAGCGTCATCCCTTCCTGAAAGCGCTTGCCCTGCATGGTGGCAATTGACAGCTCGCGCACCATCGCGTTAGCCGAACTCGCCGCAATCTCAGAGGTGGCACCGAGTGAAAGGAACGTTGAACCCAGCGCCGCCGCCTTGCGAAAGTCCAGCCGGTCGGCGTTGCCGCCCATGCGCTGCAGCACGTCGATAATGTCCGCCCCTTTTGACATGGCGTTATCGTCTAAATAGTTCAGCGCATCGCCCAGTTGCTCAATATTGCGGGTCGGTATCTTGTAAAGCTGGCTGATTTTACCCAGCCCCTCGGCCAGCTGGTCGGCGGGCAGCTCAAACGCCGTTGACGCCTTGGCCGCCGTGGTGGCAAAGGCCAGTAAGTCGCGCTTCTGGTCGGCGTAGGAATCATTCTGGTTGGTGACGCCCATGCGTGCGCCGCCTTCAACCAGCGCGGCATAGTCAACCGCGCCGTGCTCCATCGGCAGTTGCTCACTGGCGGACTTGATGGCGGCCTGCATGTCGTAAAACTGCGCGGTGCGGTTGCCCTTGTCATCGCGCAGGCCATTGACCTGCTTAGCCACGCCCTTCATGGCGTCTTCCATATCCGCCGAGGCTTTGATAGCCGCCGCAAACGGCACGCCCATTGCCATCCCTGCCGCCGTGGCTGTCGCCCCTGCCCCGGCCACCCTGTCGCGGGCCTCCAGCGTTTTCCCGTAGCGCTCACGCACCGCGCGCATTTTGGCCTGTCGCTCGCCCAGCTTTTTAAGCTCACGTTGCTGGCGCTCGATGGCGTCACTCGCTGCGCTGGCGTCGGTTTTCAGTCGGCGCTGTGCCGCGCTCAGCTGTTTGGTGTCGATACCGGCGGCGGTCAGCGCGCCGCGCTGCTGCTGTACCGAGCGCAGCAGGCCGTTGTAACTCTGCTGCAGGTCATTAACACGGTTTTTTGCCTGCTCAAGCAAGCGGGACTGCTGCGCCGTGGGGCGGTTGGTGGCGGCAAACTGCGTCGCCAGTGCGGCAGCCTCCTGCCGGGCAGAGGCGAGATTTTTCTCTGTGATGGCAAGCTGCTGGCGAGTTTTGCGAAAGCCGTCAATGCGCCCGGCCTGATCGTTCAGGCTTTTCAGGCTGTCTTTGCTGGCTTTAAGGGCGGCGGACAGCTCCCTGGAGCCGTCGCGCGCGCTGCGAAAAGGGCGGGTGAGTTTGTCCACCGCGCTTAATACCACCTGCAGGCGCAGGTTTCTGTCACTCATCGTCACCGGCTCCGTTACGCAGGATCGCTTTGTGCCGCCACATCAGCACGTCCGCCAGCGACTCCGCGAACATGACCGGCGGCGGCCAGTGAAACACGGTGGCGATGTCTGCCACCAGATCGTCTACGGTCAGCTCTGCGGGATAGTCGAAAGCGCCGACCTCGTCAACAAAAAAGACAGCACCTCCACCGACAGCGCCACCAGATCGGCGGGGTCCATTTCGTTGATTTCCTGTGCCGTCAGTGCAGGCGTTGACACGCGCGGCAGTACGGCCATCACCGCGTTGACGTCCATTTCCATTAACGCCTGCAGGCGCACGCCACGCAGCGCACCGGACTGCGGTTTGCGCAGTACCACCTCTTTGATTTCGGTTTTACCGCGCTTGATTGGGGTGTCCAGGGTGACGGTTTTTTCGCTGATAATTTCGCTCATGTTCTTGATCCACTGAAAAATTGATAAAAGCAGCAGGCCAGCGCCTGCCGCCGTGATTACAGGCCCAGCGCGCTGCGGTGCGCTTCCATCATGTCTTTGCCGTCCACGATGTGAACCATGTTGACCAGATCCACCTCAAACAGCACTTCGCCGTTAATGGTCAGCTTGGCGTAGCTGTTGGTCGCGGAAACCTTGGTCGTGTTGGCGTCGCCGGTTTTCCACTCGCCGGAATCCAGCTCCTTGTAGCGCCCGCGCGTGACCAGCTCCACCGCCTGCACCTCGCCGGTGTCGTCACGCTGGATTGAGCCGGTAAAGCGCAGCTGCACCGCGTCCACGGTTTCCGCGCCCAGCTGCTTAAACAGCAGCGCCTCGGTGCCGCCGACGGTGAATTCCGTATCCAGCGCGCCATCGTCCAGGCCCATATCAATATCGACGGCACCGGCCATGCCTCCGCCGCGGTACTTCTCAAACTTGCGGGTCAGCTTTGGCAGCGTCAGGGACTCAACCAGCCCCTGCCAGTTGTTGCCTGCGTTGAACAGGTTCAGGTGTTTTAACTTACGGGGTAAGGCCATGTGTTCAGCTCCTTATGCTTTAACGCTGGCGGCGAAGTTGACCAGATACTGGTCTGTGATGCGCTGGCGCAGCATCAGGTTTTCCAGCGGCGGCACCGGCGTGTAGTCGTAGTCGATAAACAGCTGCCCGGCCTTGAGCGTCTCTTTGGTGTTCACCGAGTCATCCAGCCAGCAACTGGCGCCGATGAGATAGCCCTGATTCACCAGGCTGCGCAGTTTGGCGTTGATGCCTTCGATGATGTCGCGGGCAAGCGACGGATTCAGCGGCCCGTCAACGGCCCACATCTGCGCCTCGGCCATCGTGTCGGCCAGCACCTGCGCCGTGCGGGTGTAGGTTTCGAACTGAAAGAGCGGGTCATCACTCAGGCAGCGCGAACCCCAAAAACGGAAGCCGTCTTTACGAATAAGCGTGGTGACGTCGTTCTGGTTCAGCAGGCCGGCATCGGTTGCCGGATCCTGCAAATCCCACGACACGTCTTTAGAAATGCCGGTAACGCCATTGACGCCGACGTTTGACAGGGACTTGTGCCAGCCGGTCGCCTCGTCAATTCTGGCGCGCAGGCCGAGCGCGCGGGCGGTGGCATACGCCGTCGCATCGGCTTTCAGGACGGTGTCAAAGCTGATGAATTCAGGCCAGATGAGCATCCCTTCGCGCTGGCTGAAATTGGCGCGGTAGGCGATAACCTCTGACACGGTTTTGCAGCCGTAGGCCGAGATATACGCAAACCCGCGCAGGGTCTGCGCCACGCTCAGCAGCTCGGTTGCCACCGCCTTGGTGTCATGCCCCGGCACGCCGAGAATGCGCGGCTTAACGCCGCAAACAGTCTGCGCGGCCAGCAGGGCCTGCATACCGGTGCGCATCCCGTCATCTGTCGCACCGCCGATGATGTTGGCCGAGGTTTCCGCCTCGGTTGCGCCCTGCGCCACGCGCACCACGACGACGAGCGGTTTCGCCTGGTCGGCGATGGCGTCGAGCGAGGCGGCAAGCGTGCCGGTTGTGCCTGCTTTGCCGCTGGCAGTCACAATGTCGGTGAGTAAAACGGGGCGGTTCAGCGGGAACATTTCCGCGTCGGCGTCATCGCCGGTGCAGATCATCCCGATGATGGCCGTGCTTACGGTGGTAATGGTTCGGGTGCCTTCGTTAACTTCAATAACGCGCACGCCGTGATGATAGTCCTGTGCCATGTAACGGATCTCCGGTTAAGGGGTTCCGCTATGGTGTAAGGGATGAGTCGCAGGCGCACCCTGCGGCCATTGTCTGGCGAATGGCACAAAGGAAAAAGGCCCGAAACGGGCCTCTGATTATGACGCGGGCTTTTCCGGCCAGCTGATATCCGGCGCGCTGGCCGTGTCGGTAGCCTGTACCTGCTGGATGTAGCGCATCCATGCCGTAAGCTGCGCTTTGTCGGCAGCACTGATAATGCCGAGTGCCAGCTGCGTCTGCCAGACCTGCGTCACGCTGCTCGCCTCGCTGATGCGGCTGCTTTTCTCAGCCTCTGCCGTTGCCACGGCGGCGCGCTGCTGTGCGGCGGTGTCCGTTACCCACGCCACGCCGCCCCATGTGTCAAAGGGCGTCTGCGGTTTAAGCAGCGTCGTGCCTGTCGGATAATCGCCGGGCAGCGTGACCGTGACGGGCGCGCCTGTGTCGGTACTGTAGACGGTTTCGCCGCGATGGTCGGCCACCTGCTGCCATTTGCCGCCCCTGAATATGCATACTTTACCGGCTGGCGCATCGGGCGGCGCGCTGTCAGTAGAATGTGCCGGAATACCCAGCCCCTGCGCCAGATACTCATCGGATGCACCGGTAAACTCACCGGTTTCGGGGTTGAAACTGAAAACGGTCAGCGTCCCGGCTGTCACAGCCAGCCCGCTGTCGTCCAGGGTAATGTGCTTTTTCGCGGCCATTATACAGCCCTCACGATGTAGTTAAATGCAATGTTGCGGGGGCGGGAATAGCCCAGATACTGCATACCGGTGCCGCCCCTGGCGGTGGCGTTCCACGTCGAAATGCCGCTGTCGGCGGTACTCCTTGCGCGGGGTGCGTCGCCGTTATTCTCTGTTGCGTCCCATCCCAGCAGGCCGATGTCGTTTACAGAAAACTGCACCACGCGGTCAACATTGGCGAGCGCCTCCTGTAACAGATAGGAGCCTTTCTGCCACGACAGCAGCTCACGCCCTGCATCTACGTTGCGTCCGCCGTCCCAGCCGCGAATGAATTCGCCGCGCAGATCGGGGAGTTTCAGCGTCGGATAGGCTTTCGCCAGCTGCGGATAGGCGGTTGCGCTGAATGTCGCGCCGTTGCACCGGAACCAGCCCACCGGCGGCGTCGCCAGCGGCCACGGCACCGGCACCCCGACCGGCAGCGCAGAGCCGCTCCCCAGCCCGAGGTTGTTGAGAAAATCGGGCACGCTGGCAATGTCGCTGCCGTTTTTCGCGATGTCCATTTTACCGGCCAGCCTGTTAAGCACCGTGGTGGAAAAATTCGCATCACCGCCCAGCGCATCCGCCAGCTCTTTGAGCGTGTCGAGGGCTTCGGGCGCACCGCCTGCCAGCGCCGCCAGTGCCGCCTGCACAAAGGCCGTGTTTGCCATCTGCGTGTTGTTCGTGCCGGGGGCAGCCGTGGGCGCTTTCGGGGTACCGGTCAGCGTCGGACTGTTAACCGGCGCATATTGCGGGTGCGGGTTGGTCGCTTTCAGGTGCGCGTCCATAAGACCGTCGGCGTACTGGCGCACCTCCAGCGCTTTGTCATCCACATACTGGCGGGTCGCCAGCACCACCGACGGATCGATTTTCAGCGTAATGGCGTCCGTGCTGTTCACAATCAGGATCATACGCACGGTCTGCGTGCGCCCGCTGCCCTCCTGCAGGGCGGGCTTGTAGGTTTCCGGCGTGTTGCAGACCGCAATCAGCGTGCCGTCAGAATCAAACAGGCCCATTTCCCTGATCCAGAAACCACCCTCGGTTTCGGGGATGACCTGCTCGGCAATCACCTGGCTGGTATTGGCCGGATCGATGCTCAGCGAGTTAATGGCCGCCCGACGCGTTTCGTTAATCAGCCGGGTCTGGCTGGCGTTCGGCGTCGGCAGCGTGCCGCCCCCGTCGCCCACGGCCATCTGTGTGATGTTCAGTTTAGTGCCGAGCGCGGCAGCGTTGGCAATCTTTGCCGCGCCGAGGTTGGTCACTATGGCGTAATATTTCTGGCTCATGGTCTGATTTCCATCATGTCAGTAACGTAAACCGCCGCGCCGCTGTAAAGCCCGCCGCTGACGGAAATGTTTTCGGGGGTGTAGGGGTAGACGGTCATCGCGTCGCCGTCGTAGCTGCCCGCAGCAATGCGGGTTTCGCCCGTGACCTGCAGGTTTATCGACATCCCCAGCAGATGACGGCTGCAGGGTCTGGCGTCGCTGATAAGCCGCTCAAGCTCCAGATAGGTCTGCTCGGTAATGCCCTGGTCCTGCACACCGATATCCAGGCGGAACGTGCCGGGCGCTTCGCCGGTTTTCCACCACTCCAGCACGCGGATAAGAAACCCGAACGGCTCCACCACGCGGCGCACGGCGCTGATGGTGCCCTTATGCTGATGGATGTAAAACGCATCCATCACCACGCGCCGCTTGACGCTTTCCGCCCAGGCCTCGTCCCAGCGGTCAACCGAGAATGACCAGGCGAGATAAGGCAGAAACCACACGGGACAGGCGGCAGGGTTCCACAGGTCGCGCAGCGGAACGTCCAGCCCGCTGATGCCGCTGCACGCCTGCGCCAGCCTGCGCTCTAGCGCCGAGGACGCGGGCGGTAACAGACTCTGACTCATTATTTCCCCCCGTTATCGCTGGCAACCGTAACGGCCACTGCCGTGCAGTTGCCCGCCTGCGTGCGGTTCAGAATGATGTCCTGTGCCGGTTCCGTGATTTCCACCCAGTCAACGCCCGCCACGCGCAGCACCGCCCCGTAAGACTCGCGGCGCACGCTGCGGCCCAGCTTTTTCTGGTCGGTCAGGTAGGTATCCATTGCGGCCTGCGCCGCCTCCAGACACGGGCCTGCGGCTACGCCGTCAAACAGGTGCAGCGTGGCTTTCACCTGATAGTCAAATATCGCTGCCGCCTGCACCGTTACGCGGTCTGCCACCGGGCGCACTTCCTCGGCATTTAACGCGACATTCACTGCGTTCAGTAAATCCGCCGTTGCCGCTCCGCTGTTGTCCCGGCTCAGTACCGTGATCAGCACCTCCGCCGGTGCCGGACTCGTTGCCGACACGTCAGACACGCGCCCGTCGGCACTCTTGGCATAAAACTCATACGCCGCCGTCGGCCCCGCCACGCTCAGCCCCTCAAACGCCCCCGGCACGCGCAGGCGTAAATCGTCGTCGGACTCCATTACCCCCGCCACGGGCGGCACGGCGTCGGGGTTAGCCGGGGTGATGGTCAGGCGTTTAACGTTGTTGTTAGCCGCCAGCTGATCCAGATCGGTGCCGAGCGCATAGGCCACCATGACCGCCTGCGCGGCTTCATTGATACGCTGGCGTAAGAGGATTTCACGGTAGACGTTTTCCTGCAGGCACTTGACCAGCGGATCGGACTCCAGCGCCAGCACGCGGCGCATGGCGTCCTGCTCGTCAGTCGGATACAGCGCAATCAGGTTTTCTTTGCGTTCGTCCAGCAGCGTTTCAAAGTCCGGCACCTCAATGACTTCCGGCGCGGGAAGCTGCGAAAGGTCAATCACTGCCACGGTTTACCCCCGTTGGTATGGTCATTGCCAGCGGCGAGCCGTCGGCACGCTGCGCGTTAATCTCAACGGCCATCGAACCGTCATAGGCCGTTGTGAAATTCACTGAAATCAGCCGGATGCGCGGCTCCCACCGGCTCAGTGCGGTGTAGGCTGCCGCCATGACCTGCATACGGGTGACGCCGTTCTGCGGCTGATCGATGAGCGCGGAAAGCATGGAGCCGTATTCACGGCGCGCCAGGCGGCTGCCCTCCGGGGTCAGCAGAATGTCGCTGACGCTCTGGCGAATGTGATCGATATCGGTAATCGCTTTGCCGGTGTCGCGGTTCATGCCGAGATACATCACGCCGGGCCTCCTGATGTGTCAGTGCCAAACTTAACGCCGCCGTGTTTATGGGTATGCACCACAACGCCGTTGGAACTCATCGCCCCGCCGCCCTGCGTCACTGCGCCGTTAATGGCCGCGTCGCTGTTGATGGTTGTGAGGCTGGCATCAACGCCGAAAGCCTCGGTAAGCAGCTGAATGCCGTCCGCCGCTTCGATGCGCACGCTTTTGATGTTCTTTATCAGCAGCTGGCCGGTTGCCGGTTCGTACTGAAAAATCCCGCCATCAATAAACTGTGTGGTGCTGCCGTTCTCTGAATAATCCGGCGGCGGGAATGTATCGGAATAAATCGCGGGCAGTGCAAAGGCGGTTTCGAGGTTGCCGCCCATACTCAGCAGCATGACCTGTTCGCCAACGGTAGGATGCCACCACGTGCGCGTGTTACCGGCGCGCAGGGTGAGCCAGTTAATCCAGTTGGTTTCGAGGTCGCCCGTTTTCACCCGGCACAGCCAGTTAACCGGATCGACTTCCGACACGGTGCCGGTGCGGATCAGATTGGTGATGAGACGCATGATTTCGGTCAGATTTGCATTCATACCAGCAGAGTAGCCCTGACATTGATTGTCAGCACTAAGCTTTGATTGTATCTTGCATGGTACAATTTCAATCCTACTATTTTGAGTTTTGGAAATTTATGAATTCAAATAACTATACCCTTCATGAATACCAGTACGCAGACGAGCTGTTTGACATGCTTTCGCCTACAAAAATAAAGAGCAAGGGTGAAATGATAAACTTAAAATTTCGCGGCCATGCCAATTCAGAATGGAAACTTATACCATCAGCTTTGAGACCTGGCTTTCAATCAAATTCGAACCTATTAGGTCAGATTCGAAACATAACGGATGCCATAGCAAATGAAATTAACAATTTGAGTTCATTTGCTCATGCCTGTGATAGTGTTGGCATAGCAATACCTAACGACTCAACCATATTCAGAGACGAAGTATTAACCCTCACATCCATTTATAATAGCATTTACCTATCCGACCCTAACTTATGGCCGGGACAAAGAGTTTATGAAATTATGGCAATGGCCCAACATCATGGTGTGGCAACACGATTACTTGACTGGAGTGATAGCCCTTATGTAGCAGCCTACTTTGCTGCAAGCGGCGCTCTAAAAAACATGATGGACAATGACTGGAATAAGCAAAAGCTTACCATATGGGTTGTCAGAATACCCTTAGTAGATCACGACCAAAAATTAAAATTCATTAGAGTCCCTGGGTCTGTCAGCAAAAACCTATCCTCGCAGAGAGGGGTGTTTTCAATACACCCAATTTATTCATACACTGATAACTTCACAGAATCACTAGGCCTTGAGCAATTAAATCTATCTGAGCAAGGCATAGATTTTTTTAAAATGACGTTACCCGCGACTGAATCCGTTAGGTTATTGCATCTTTGTTCGATGGCCGGATTTACGGCAGCCACTATATTCCCGTCTGCCGATGGTGCTGGAATGTATGTAAACGAAGATTTACTAAAAAAGAAAGCCATCCAAAAATTAAACATCCGGCATGACGGTACTAAATACGAAGATTAAAGTTAATTTTTTATCCAATTGAAAATTAAATTTAGGATATTTTTTTCTGTTTGTTCACTCAATCCAATCAAACTCCTTTGGTTGTACTTTACTAATGGTCCGCGCTTTCTAATTCGTTCACGCAGCCCATAATGATGAACGCGGGCAAGCCGCTGCACGGCAGGCACAAAAGCCACCTCCGCAATGTCGCCTGTCGCCTTTGCCTTGAGATATTTTGCGGTTTTCAGTTTCACAAACATTTTCCGCTTGATGCGCCCCGGCTTTGTCCTGGCCGATACGCGGCGCGGCTCCCACGCGCTGCCGTCTGGCGCTCGCTGTGCCGTCATGTTGCCCTGCTGAATCCGACGCACGTCGCGTGCCACCTCGCGCAGCATCTTTTTGCGCTCTGCCGGTTCCAGCTTTGCCAGCAGCGCATCCAGCCAGGCGTCAACCTCGTGCAGATTATCCACGGTTCACCGTCCAGATGTCGTCCGCGTCAAAAGGGTTTCCCGGCTCCGGCACGGCCCTGACCTCTGTCACGCCGTTGACTTCCTCAGCAATAACCCTCTCTGTCAGTTTCAGGTTAATGCTGATGTCACAGACACCATTGCCGAGAATATCCACTTCAAACGTGCAAAGCTGGTCGCGCTCGTTGGGGTTCTGCAGCGCATCAGGCTGGTTAGTGCGCAGCCAGTACATCACCGCCGCCATCAGCAGATTTTGATCGCCGGTGAAGTCCGTAATCACCACGTTCAGTGTATAGCGGTATTCCCACGACAGTGACGCGGCAGAAGTGCCAACCGATGCGCCCTTATCAACAAACAGGTGCAGCCTGTCGGGATTCTGCTGTACATAGGGGACAGCGCTGTTAAGGGCTTCGCGTAAGGACTGCGGCTTGTTCATCGTCTTTTTCCTGGCAGGTCACTATGGTATCCACCTTGTCGGCGCAGGCCGCCCAGGCGGTTTCGGTTTCGTCCAGCAGGGCCAGCAGATCGCCGTTAGTGCGCGCCGCCGACGGCCCCAGCTGGCAGCGGGTTATTCTGGGACAGCCACTGACGGTAAGATTCACCTCCGGTGATGGCCGGTCGCTGGCGCAGCCGGACAGCAGCATCAGGCAGAGGGGTATCAGACCAGCGGCGAAGGGCATCATTTTCACGTTTCAGATCCTCAATCTGGCGCTGCCGCTGGCGCAGCAGTGCGTTATTTTTCTCAGCCGCCGCATATAGCTGCGTCTGTGCAAGGTTGCTGCTCTGCGCCAGGATGTTGACGGCCATCAGCTGGCTGTTTTTCTGGCTCAGCTTTTTGTCCTTTGCGGCCAGCTCTGCCGCCTGCGTGCCGATAGTCCTGTTTGCGCTGTGCAGCTGCCACGACAGCAGCCCGGCAGTCACCAGCAGCACGACAAAGCAGGTCACTACAACGGTGCGCATCATGCTGCCGCCCCTTTCAGGCACCAGCTCAGCTCGCGCCCGCGCCGGTTATCCAGCCCCTGATTAAATACGCCTTTCACGTACACCCAGCGCGGCAGCTGATAGCAGGCATCGCGCCACCGGCTTGCCCTGATGAGTTTCACCATTGTTGAGCCGCACACGTTGCCGGTGCCGACGTTAAACGCCAGCGACACCAGCGCGTCATAAACCTGCTGCGGCATGGAAACCGCCACGCAGCGCGCCAGTGCTGCCTCAACGCGCAACACGTTGGTGATAAACGTCCCGGCGGCCTGCCGCTCGGTAATGCTTTTGCCAGGCACGACGCCCTGTGTGTTGCCGATGCCGTCGGTCCATACACCCGCATCGCACTGGTATGGCTTAAGGCGGCAGCCCTCGTAATCCGCAATCAGTTTCAGCCCCTCAACCGAGGTGTGCAGCTGCTGAAAACCCGGCAGCGTGGCGGCGATGGCCAGTACCGCGCCCACGGCGCAGCGTTTAACGGTTTGCAGATTCATAGTCCTCCCGCGTGATGCGCCCGCTTGCCAGCAGCTGGTAGGTTTTGTGCTTGTAGTACCAGCTGATTAGCGCCATGCCGATGCCGATGATCAGCCCGGCCCATGTTGAAACGTCTTTAACCGACAGGTCGCCCAGCCACGCCATAAACACGGCCATCGACCAGGTAATAAACGTGCTGATTCTTTCCCACATGATTCAGTCCCATAGCTGCACGGTCTGCGCCGTGGCTGCGGGCGCAACGTCCGGCAGCTCGACCTCTAAACCGTGGGGTAAGGTGGGGCCGTATTCCGCCAGCCCCGGATTGGCCTGTAACACACGCTCGGACAGCCCCTGCGTGCGCCCGTAGTGACGCCAGCAAAGTGCGTCTACCGTGTCATACTGCTGCGCACGCACTTTCATCAGATAAGCTCGACGGTAATATGCGGCAGATCCTGCACGCGGCTGATGGCCCATCGCGCATCGCGCCACAGATCACCGCTGGCATCCTCCAGCGTCTCGCCGCGCTTCGCGCCGGATGCGGTAGCGTCAAAGTCGCTGTATCGCTCATTGAGTACCGCGCGCGTCCAGCACCACACGGCGTTTTCATAGTGGTGCAGGCGCGCGCTTTTTCCGGCCAGCTTCTCAGCCGGTACGTCACCCAGCCCGTTGTAACCTGCCACCTCCTGCCGTTCCCGCCACGGGTAAAGCTCGGCGTTTACCTCTGACATGGCGGTCAGCACCACCTGCTTGAGCCGCTCCGGCGTCACGGTGCCGTCAACGCGCATCGCGCTGCGAAACTTAGCCAAATCCAGATCCGGCCAGAATGAATTGTTCGGGATAATGACCGGCGTAACCGGCGACTGCTCTGGCGCTGTAAACTGCATCCTTACTACTCCTGAATAGGTGGGCGGTGGACGGGGTTTTGATGCGGCGCTGCCTGTCGCCACCCCGTGCCGCCCCGCGCGTGGGCACGTTCGGTTATCAGCTGTCTTTGCGGAGTTTCCGCTCAAGCTGCTCAATGTCTTTTTTCACCCCGCATCTTTCGTCCAGCTGCAGGGCGTGCTTAAGGTGATTCAGTGCGGATACCGGGTTGCTTTCGGTCTGCACCCAGCCAATGGACTTGTGCAGGCGTGCACGCGACTGATCCGGCATGTCTTCCCCGTCCACCGCGTCCAGCGTCTGCAGCAGCAGCTCAGCGTCAAACGGCGTTCCGGCCAGCATGGCGGCCTTTGCGGCGTCGGCCATTTCCTCAGTCAGCACGGTGGCGGTGTTGCGTTTACCGACCGGCATCACCCACCCGTGTTTAAGGGCATGGCGGCCAACGGTCAGCGCTCCGGCATAATCACCGGCATCAATGCGCCACAGCATGACGTACATGATCACGTCATCCTGCTGCGCCCCGTCGGCACTCAGCACGCCCTCAACCCAGGCGGCATATTTCGGCAGCACCTCAACCTTAATCTGCGCCTTGGTGACGGTGGACTGAATGCCCTTGAGGCGGCGGCGGTCTTCGTTAAGCTGCAGCAGCATCAGGTCATAGCCTTTCGCATGGCGGCCATTGCCGCCCGTGCGGGCGGCCTCCTGTCCCTGAATGAAGCGCGTGTGCGCGCGGAAAGGATTGGTCACGGGTTACGCTCCTGCGCTGCCGGTGCCAGTGCCAGTGCTGGCGCCAGATTCGGCCTGCGCCGTACCCGATTCGCTCATGGCCTTGACCACGCTTGCCGCAACGGAGGCAATACGCGCGATTTCGGCGTTGCTCATCTGGCCCGCTTCCGGCTCTGGCTCCTGCTCCTGCTCCAGCATTTCGATGTTTTCAATCAGGCAGGTGCAGTCGTAGTCTTCGACCACGTACGCCTCGTTGACCGATTCAAGGTTTTCAACGCGATCCCGTTTCGGGTTGTCGATGATGGAGCGGCGGCGCGTGTCGTCCTGAACATAAATCGACAGGTTATCAAGGCGCGTAATCAGCATGGCGTCTGCAGGGAAGAACGGCGCTCGCACCGCAGGCAGGCCGCCGATGCGCTTCTGGCTGATAATCAAATCAGCGGCCAGCGCTTCGGTGTTGGGCTGGTCTTTGTTGACGATCGGGAAATACTTGTCGGCCAGCAGCTGGCGTCCACAGATCACAACCAGCTCGGTGTCATCCTGATACTGCACGGCGATTTTTTCCGTTACGGCACCCATTACCACGGCATCCAGATTGCGGAAAAGCCCCGTTTTACCAATGGTAATTTTATCGGCGATAACTTTTCCGTTGCTGTCGATATGCTGGCCGACCACCTGCGACGGTTTCTCCTGGCGGATTTTTTCCAGCCAGCCGATGTTCACGTCCTGCAGCAGCGGGTTCTGTGTGCGGTTAGAGGTTTTCTCACGCTTGAGGCCGTTAAACCCGATCATGATGCGGTCCAGCGCCTGGCGTTTCACAATCATGTCGCGGATGCGTACCTGAAAGTCGGCAAACTTCGCCCACATGTCCAGCTTCGCGTAGGGTAGCGCCGTGTCAAAGTTGGTCTGCGTGCACTTATAACCTTCACCGTCGATGTAGGTCGGATCGGTAGGCTCGCGCTCTTTCTGCGTGGTGTCGGTTGTACCCGCAATCGTGCTGCCAATACCCAGCCCCAGACGTTCGCCGCTCTGCTCAGCGACCGGCACAATGTTGATGCGCGTCAGAAAGCCTGATGACTCCTGAATTTTGGTTTCCAGCGTCTGCGCGACGGATGGCTCAACGGTAAATTTGCTGTTGAGGGCCGACAGGTTGATGTTGTTGATTTCCGCCAGTACCGACATGTAGGCGTTTAACTTAAAGCGGGTGTTGTTTTTCATCGTATTGTGTTCTCTGTTCGTTAAGAGGATTGGCCGCGCCTGCATCAGCAGTCGGTGCGCACGTCCTGGCTGTTACTGTTGCCGTTACCGGGCGTGCGCGGGCGGAAGTCCTGCCGACCGTCTTCACGGCTCAGCTGTGCCTGCAGCTGGCTGAAATCCGCCTGCAGTTGCTCACGGGCTGCAGCTTCTGCGCTCAGCTGCACCTGCAGGCTGCTGGCCTGCTCGCTCAGGGCGGTTTCGATGCGCTGGCTGAATGCCTGCTGCTCGGTGGCGACCAGCTCGACGGCCCTGTGAACGTCGCTGAAACGCGCGTCTTCCGATTTCTGTTTGTTGCTGAAAAGCGCGGACACGCGGCTGAACAGGGACGGTTTTTCGTCGGCCACGTCCTCAAACTCAATCACGGTTTCGGTGGCGGCGGTAAACAGGTTGTCAGGATGCTGTTTGCGGTTTGCCAGCGGGTTTGCGCCTGCGCTGGCGCTGAACTGCAGCATTTCGGTGCCGAGACTGGCCGGATCGTCGGTCACAGCCAGGCCAATCAGATACGCCTCGCCGGTGTCGGCGAACTCCGGGCGAATCTCCATTGAGGTGAAAAGCTTCTGCATGTTGCCGGTCATCGTGACCAGCTCATCCGTCGGGTTAATCACCGCGTACAGGCCCAGCTTGCCTTTCAGCAGGCCGTCGCTGATTTCTTCGGTATCCAGCGCATCGACCACACCGAAACGGCGAAACGCGCTGTCAGGCGTGTAACCCTTGATGTGCTCCATGTTGATCACGGCGGTGTAGACAGCCGGATCGTAATTGGCCGCCATCTGCTCCAGCCAGCTGCGTTCGATGGTGCGCCCGTCCGTGGTGGCACCTTCCACCCCGATGCGGAAACGCTTTGCTTTCTTTGCCATTGTCCAGGCTCCGGTTAGATAAAAACTCTGTGAGTCCCTATGTTTGCGGCGACGGGGGGCCTGAAACAACGCGGCGACGTTGTACCGTAATTCACACAATCACGGGCGGCAGAAAAGGAAACGGGCGGGCCGTATTTTGGGGCCATGACAACGACAATCGCCCCCGCAGACCTCGATCCCCGCAGACAGGCTTTGCTGCTGTACTTTCAGGGATACCGCATCGCCCGCATTGCTGAAATGCTGGGAGAGAAACCCGCAACCGTTCACAGCTGGAAGAAGCGCGACAGGTGGGGCGACTATGGCCCGCTTGACCAGATGCAGCTCACCACCGCCGCGCGCTACTGTCAGCTGGTCATGAAAGAGGTGAAGGAAGGAAAGGACTACAAAGAAATTGACCTGCTGGCCCGGCAGTCAGAGCGCCATGCGCGCATCGGGAAATTTAACAACGGCGGCAATGAGGCGGATTTAAACCCCAATGTCGAAAACCGCAACAGAGGCCCGCGCAAACCGCCTGAAAAAAACGTATTCAGCGATGCGCAGATCGAAAGGCTGCAGGACGTCTTTCACAGCACGATGTTCGGCTACCAGCGCCAGTGGTGGGAAGCGGGCAATAAATACGCCGTCCGCAACCTGCTGAAATCCCGCCAGATTGGGGCGACGTTCTTTTTTGCCCGCGAGGCGCTGCTGGATGCCCTCACCACCGGGCGCAACCAGATTTTTCTGTCGGCCAGTAAGGCGCAGGCGCACGTATTCAAGCAGTACATCGTGGAGTTTGCCCGCGAGGCGGACGTGGACCTGAAAGGCGACCCGATGACGCTGGCTAACGGCGCGTGCCTGTACTTCCTCGGCACCAACGCCCGCACGGCGCAGAGTTATCACGGCAACCTGTACCTGGACGAATATTTCTGGATACCGAAATTTCAGGAACTGCAGAAAGTTGCTTCGGGCATGGCGCTGCACAAGAAATGGCGCGAAACCTACTTTTCCACGCCGTCCAGCCTCACGCACAGCGCCTATCCGTTCTGGTCTGGCGCACAGTTCAACAAGGGCCGCGCCAAGGCCGACCGCGTTGACATTGATTTAAGCCACGCATCACTTGCCGCTGGCCGCCTGTGCGCCGACGGCCAGTTCCGCCAGATTGTTACCGTTGAGGATGCGGTATGCGGCGGCTGTGACCTGTTCGACCTGGAGCAGCTGCGCACGCGCTACAGCCCGGAAGACTATCAAAACCTGCTGATGTGCGTGTTTATGGATGACCTCGCCTCGGTGTTCCAGCTCGCCATGCTGCAGAAATGCATGGTGGACAGCTGGGAAGTGTGGGACGACTTCGAAGCGCTGGCGCTGCGCCCGTTCGGCTGGAAGGAGGTCTGGATTGGTTACGACCCGGCAAAAGGCACGCAGAACGGCGACAGCGCGGGCTGCGTGGTGATTGCCCCGCCTGCCGTGCCGGGCGGTAAGTTCCGCATCCTTGAGCGGCACCAGTGGCGCGGTATGGATTTCCGCGCGCAGGCCGACGCCATCAAAACCCTTACGCAGCAGTACAACGTGACCTACATCGGCATCGACTCGACCGGCGTCGGCCTCGGCGTCTATGAAAACGTGAAAGCCTTTTTCCCGCAGGTGAAAGAGTTTGTCTATAACCCGACGGTGAAAAATGCCCTGGTCTTAAAAGCCTACGACACCATCAGCAGCGGGCGAATGGAGTTTGACGCCAGCCACTTAGACATTGCGCAGTCGTTTATGTCCATCCGTAAGGCCACTACGGCCAGCGGCAACCGTCCGACCTATGAAACCAGCCGCAGCGAGGAAGTCAGCCACGGCGATTTAGCCTGGGCGACCATGCACGCGCTGGCAAACGAGCCGCTGCAGGGACAGGCGGCACACACGCAGAACATTGTGGAGATGTATTAATGAGCAGACGCAGGAACCGCACCCGCACGCAGCCCGTGCAGCAGCCGGAACAGATGACCAGCTCAGCCGCTTCCGAGGCTTTTACCTTTGGCGACCCGATCCCGGTACTCGACCGGCGCGAACTGTTGGACTACGTGGAGTGCGTCATCAATGACCGCTGGTATGAGCCGCCCGTAAGCGTTGACGGGCTGGCGCGCACGTTCCGCGCCGCCGTGCATCACAGCTCACCCATCAGCGTGAAATGCAACATTCTGGCGAGCACCTTTATCCCGCACCCGCTTTTGAGTCAGCAGGCTTTTACCCGCTTTGCGATGGATTACCTGGTCTTTGCCAACGCGTACCTGGAGAAGCGCACCAGCCGCCTCGGCACCACGCTGAAACTGGAGCCATCGCTTGCCAAATTCACGCGGCGCGGGCTTGACCTGGATACCTACTGGTATGCGCATTACGGCCTTAACTCGGAGCCGTATGAATTTACAAAGGGTAGCGTGTTTCACCTGATGGAGCCGGACATTAATCAGGAAATCTACGGCGTGCCGGGCTACCTGTCGGCTGTCCCGTCCGCGCTGCTGAATGAGTCGGCCACGCTGTTTCGCCGCAAGTACTACATCAACGGCAGTCATGCGGGCTTTATCATGTACATGACCGACCCGGCGCAGAGCCAGCAGGACGTTGACAACATCCGTAGCGCAATGAAAAGCGCAAAGGGCCCTGGCAACTTCCGCAACCTGTTTATGTACAGTCCGAACGGAAAAAAAGACGGCATTCAGATCATTCCGCTGTCAGAAGTGGCGGCCAAAGATGAGTTTCTGAACATCAAAAACGTGTCACGCGATGACATGCTGGCCGTTCACCGCGTGCCACCGCAGCTTATGGGTATTATCCCCAACAACACCGGCGGGTTTGGTGACATTGAAAAGGCCAGCCGCGTGTTTGTGCGAAACGAACTTATCCCGCTGCAGGCACGCATGAAAGAGTTAAATGAATGGCTCGGCCAGGAGGTCATCAGGTTTGAGCCTTATAACCTCGATCTGGAAGATGGCAGCTAATTCAAAGCAGCAAAATGAGCGCCTGCGGGCGCTTTTTTAATAATTTCAAACAGATAACCACATCTAATTGTTTACCTATCCGTTCAGTTTTTATTTAGCATTTAAAATGCTATGTTACAAGCATCTCCCCTATTGAACGACTTTTAATATGAGACCAAATAAAGCGTTAGAGTTTTATGAGAAGCTCTACTTTTATGAAATAGAGAACAAAGATAAAATTCACAATCGTGCTCAAGCAAGCTTTGGTTTGTTCGTTATTGCAATGACCGTGCTCACTTATCTCGCAAAAAATACATCGTCTGATAACCACCATAATTTAGCTAACACTGTTATCTTTTTGGTTGCAATATCTTTTGGCATGATTATATTTTCATGTTTTCTGATGATAAGAGTCATTTGGAGAAATCAATTTCGCTACTGCCCACACGCCACTGATTTAGATAATTACAATCTAGCATTAATAGCACATGAAAAAGAATACAAAAAATACTCAGATGATAACGAACTTGAATATGATAACTCTCTTGATGCCAATACTAAGATGCTTGAATACCTTCACTCAGAGATAATAAAATGCGCCACTCATAATAGTGACATTAATCAAGTCAGAACGCAAAAGTTATATAAATCTCTACACATCTTCTTTTGGTCACTCTTGCCATTAATCATCGCTGTTATTCTTTTCCTTGTTGCTGATTTAGATGCAGCATCCCCGCGAAAGAAAAACGAGCCTCAATATTTGATAATCCCTCTGGATAACATAAGGAGAACTTAATGTCCAAGCCCGTTCCACCGCCACCCAAACCACCTGTACCGCCGCCAGGCAGGTTGGTATTTGATTGGGTAAAATCTAAAGAAGAACAGAAAAAAGACAAGGAGAAGAAAAAATGACTGCAAACAGCAAATCACCTCCACCGCCTCCGCCTCCGAAAAAACCGGAGCCGCGCTTTTTGAAAGAAGCTAAAGAAAATCCATTTAGGAAAAAAGGTTCTAACAATGACTAGCAATGAAAAATCAAAATTGCCACCTCCACCTCCACCGCCGCCAAAAAAACCTGAACCGCGCTGGGCATTTGACCACGACGACGTAACGAAAAAGAAAAAGTAAGCATTTTACCGTTTGAAAGTCACCCCCTTAACTTTAAGGGGGTGTTATTTATCTCTCAATGACTTATATCACTTCAGCAAATTCTAAAATATTGATATAGGAAAAAATCACCAGCAAAAACTTCGACATCAAATCTTATATTCACAGTTATTATTTATCCGTCCAATAACCGGCGCGTGCTGAATCAATCAACAACTGAATGGTCAGCGGCTTTTCCGCTTTGCCGTTATCTGACGGAAAATAACGCCCGAAATTTATGTCTTCCGGGTTGACAGAAAATCGCTCAGCGAAAGTTTCAAGGAGCTCGGCGGCGTCTTCCGGTGCCATCCTGAAATCCTTATTCAGATCGGTAGTGTGTGTCAGGGGAAAACGCTTGCGCAGCCAAAACCAGTGACCGTTATATTCTTCAACAAGTGCGAATACAGCTTTTTCAGTATCATCAATCACCATATTCTATCCTCCGCACGGGCTATCTTATTGTAACGATTTACCGACTTCCAGCCTATGATTGCCACGTCTGATGCCACTATGGCCCAGCCAATAACCGGCACTGTCCTGCCAACAAACGTGCCTAGCTTTTTTGTCATTATTATTTTCATTTTAAACGGATTTCCAACTATGGTCGGTAGCGGGAAAGGCAGCCTGTATTTTTGCAGCAGCCTGCGTGACTGAACAGAAGCCCATGAAGTGCCAGGCGTAGCGTTTGCAAGTTTGCCGGATACTGCGACGTTATTACGCCCGGCATAAATCGCAGCTGCGGCCATAACGTTACCTGTTGCAGTTGTCGCCCCCGTGAAATGCTCGGCAGTCACATCAACCATAATCCAGAAAAAAAGCTCACCGGCATTGAGATTTGAAAGGCCGCCGTAAAAATAGGTTCCATTAAGCTGTTCGGTTGTATCCATTACCACACCTCGCAATAAAAAGCGTGATGAAACTTTAACCGCAACGAATTTGAATTTCCAGCACCCTGTCATTGCGCCTGAAACGCTTTCTGCCACGCCCCCCTTCATTCGTAGCGTGTGGCCACATCAAACCTGACCGCACGGCAGCGGGCCGGAAATCGGGCGCATTATCATGGCCTAACCATCGTGGCGCGCGCTCGTAGCCCCGCCACGCCTGCGCGCTTTATGTAGCGGTTTTCATGCACCTGCATGACATACGAAAAAGTCCGCCAGTATTGGCGGGATGGAGGGTAAACGACCATTTTGAGATCATGCGGATTCATGCACCATTGTCATGCACTAACGCTTGCGCCTATCTGAACACGAAATACACCACATGGCTCTGATTCAAAGCATTGAAATTTAAAAATGCAGTGCATGCATAGGTTAAGAAGTATACTGAAGATAAATGGAATTTGGTTAAATATAAAAACAGCGATAGAAATAAATTCATGCGCCCACTCGATGTAGACGCAAAATGATAGGTAGTAATAATATTATGCGGGCATTTTAATAGATACACCTTTAAGGGTATCGGGAATTAATATGCTTGGAGAAAATATCATAACTTCTTCGCCAGATTTCTTTTGCTGCGCCGTATACTGTAACGAATATTCAACCTGAGGGAACTGAGTGTAAATATCTTTAATTTCGCTTGCATTATCATATGAGACAAGCCACGTAGGGAAATTTATTCCTCTGAGCTTTTCCATAACTAATACATGATCGTCATGATCATAATAATTCCGATACAAACCCTGACCCTTAATATAATACGGAGGATCTAAATACAAAAGGATTTTGTTTTTATCCAATTTACCTATACTATCCATGAAACTTAGCCCATCAAGAAAATCTACAGCATCAAGATTTGTAACAACGATTCTCTGATTATAATTAGCTATGTTTTCAATTCTTGATATCAAATCATTGCGATTAAAGCGCACATCCATTTTCCAATTTCCACTTTGCGCTTTTCCACCGATAACGCCGGCCTTGAGGATACCAGAACGATTAGTTCTATTCAGGAAAAATGCTGAAAAACCTACTTCAAGTTTTGTGAATTCCGAGGGATTGGAAATTACATGGCGGTGAAAAGACCATTCTTCCATGTTGATTTTAGAGTTACTAATAAGTCTGCAAAGATTATCCGTATCATCAACGACGGATGACCAGAATGAGAAAACAGCATAGTCAGCATCATTAATGTAAATTTTACGGACGTATTCTTCTAAGAGTAATTCTAACGCCACGCCTGCACCTCCAGCATATGGTTCAGCATATGCTCCGTCATTTAACAAATTTTGTTCAATGACGTCCTTCAAAAAGTATGCTAACTTTCCTTTTCCGCCAGGGTATCTCAGTGGTGTATAAAATTTCATATGTCCCTCTTTATCCTGATCTTGGATTTTATCAGTATCTAGACGTCCATGTCCAGATTTGGCTTAATTTTAATCACTCCAAACAAGACTTAGCAGCAGCTCAAAATTGTCCCATTCCGTATTTACAGCTTCTTTAGATAAAATCAAATGTGGGTTATGGACGTATTGCTGTAAAGAGCCATTATTTTTAGTTATTTGATTTGAGTAAGTTATGATAGCTGTAGATTGACTTCCTGTCATTATCTTCATATCGCGAAGATAATGCGCGCACATTATCACCTTATCGTGAAGGCCAGGGATTCTATTCGAATCTTTTGGTGGAATATTATTATCTTCTATAAATGCACTGACAGATAAGTCGATAAATATCCGCAACAATATGGAAATTGCGTTAGGGGTTGTATCAAATGCCAAATGGCTTTTAAGCTCATTGAAAATACGAGAGCACTTTTTATGCCCTCTAAAGCTAAACTTTACATAAGATGGTATTAAATTATTTCTATCCATCTTTGGTGGATTCTTTCCCTTTCCTTTAGGTTTTTCCTTCTCATCTCCCTCAGATTCAGTTTCTGGTCCATCCTTATCTTTAGTGTATTCTTCGTCTTTTCCACTTGACTGACTGCCATCGGAGAATGAACCCTCTTCGCCACTTCGAACATTATCATCTTCTAAATCAGAGCCATCATCATAATCAGAATTTTTAGTATTGGGCTCAAGTAAACTCCAAGGCTTGTTTAAAACATTTTCTGAGGCTTTAATTTTTTGTTCAATGACAAAAGTGACTCTGTCATCCTGGCTGCGAATCCTATTAACTGTAAAGCAAGCCTTACCCTTATCATCCTCCTCAACCATAACAGTTAAAATATTTTTCAATTGCGACTGAAAGCGCTGATAAGGTTGAAAACAATAAAGAACCCCATTAATACTTTTTAAATTAAAATAGTCACGAACTTTAAGGTCACCGAAAAGACGCGTGATGTTTGTAATTTTAAGTAATTTCTTTTTTTCTATTATCTCCTTATAATAATCAGAATTTATTTCCAAAAAAGTAAAAATTTGATTACCAAACGACTGCTTACCATTTCGAGCCATATGCCGGGCTTTTTCAGGAGCAGTCCACTCCACCCTTCCTACTCCACCATTCTGGCCTGTATGCTTTAGATTGACCCAGTGCTGGTAATCATCATTATCAAAGACAACACAATTATCTATAATCTTAATGTCTTTAGATTGCGTAATTTTAAGTTTTTCAAATGCTTTTTTTATTTTTTCATTTGGAGCCATTTTAGGCGATAGCAAAAGTTTTAAAGCAGTGACACGTCGGTTACCTTCGGCTATGACAAAAAAACCACTTTCATCTTCGCTGGGATAGACCAAAATATTTTCAGAAGGATCTAGTCCCCTGGCTACAATATCTTTAGCCAAACGGTAGATGCGGTCATACTGCAACTCAAGCATTTTTGCTATAGCATCACGTTGATTTTCTGCTGAAGTAGGAAAACGAGGGTTATCAACATCCAGCAGCAACTTATTGATATTAATTGATTTCATTTGACTCATTAACACATCCTCTGTTGAGTAATTATGTTCAAATTAAATCACTTTTCTATCATAACTTTCATACCATAAATAGTGTTAATGTACGCCAATGCTGAGAAACCATACAATTTATGCTTGCCTCGTAAGAGTAAAATCAAGTTTTGAGTTTGCATTACCAATCATCGCACATGCAAAAGAGCCGGTGAACGCCGATTACGTTTAAGTTTTCGTGAGGCTGATATAACCCTTATAGACCAATCTCCTAATTCTACTCTTATGGATAATGATTACCATTTCAGGAGACTAAGGTAGAGAAATCACGCTTTCTTGTATCGACGTTCGAACTCTTCTCCGGCTCATTTTGTTTTTACTAAATGTATTCAATACGCATACTGTATCACCCGTCTCTTACTCAGATACTTCCATCAAACGGGCATATTCGTGGCTTCTGACCTTTTTCATAAGCTCATCAGTCAGCTCAGATACCCATTGGATCGCCAGATTCTTTTCATCTTCACTACAATCACTTGATGCAACTAATTTTAGAAATAAATCAATACGTTGCAACTTCAATGACTCAAAAAAATAATCCTGCATAACATTTCCCCCTACAAACAACTGTACATAAGCACAGTATATTAGAGAGTTCTCAAAGTGAAATGTTTTTTTACTTTTCGCCTTACTTTTTGTGCGCTTCGCTTCCTGTTTTGAGTAAGTTGGCTGCCTTTGCCATTTCAGCGAGCCTGTTGAAACGGCTCAGTATTTCGTCTTTACGTGAAGTGTCATCCTTAGTTCTGAATGGCCGTACTAAGTCGCCGTAACAGGTGCTTCGGAACATTTTTCCTGCAATTTCTGTCTGTGTGCCACCAACTAGGCGCACGGCCAGACCGCGACTGATGGTTTCGCCGCTTAAATCTCTGACCTGGCCGATCACATTGTCACACGCCGTCTCTATCTTGTCTGGCCGCCGCAGCACAAGGTGTTTTTTATCCGGCTTTTCTGCTCTCAGTCGGGCCAGCATTCGTCGCCGTTCTTTACGGCTCATCCTTATAAGGTCGATTTCTTCCACACTTTCCGGCGGGTCTGAATCCTCAGATCTCAAACGCCCCGTACAGTTATTGACAGAACTCCGAGAGGGCGCAGGCGCGCCCTGAAGGTCAAAACCAAAATCAACGGCACGTTTCGGAACAATCTTCCACTGTGCCAGACGGGTTAAAATCGGAGTATCTGCGCCAACCTCAGTTGCGTAGACGCCCTTGATACGCACGGTTTCCTCACCGTATTCATTCAGCTCATCGCCCGACTGATACCAGGTGCGCACGGCTAGCTCATCACGACGCACAAAGGGCCCGCCCTGAGCGTTAACGTATGCCGCCCAGTCGCCCACGTCTGCCGCATCATGCGCAGCGGCAAACTCAACGCTGAGGCCGTGCGCGGTGTCGGTGTCATCCATGCGGCGCAGCTCGCGGTAAACCGTGACCGGCGCACCGCCTACAAACTGAAACTGTCGGATATGCCAGCGTGCCGCCCAGGCAGAAACGGCGGGCGCGGTTTCCTTAAGCTCTTTACCGCTTTCGTCGTCCAGCTCGCCATCCAGCGCGTAGCCGTCGATATTCTTAGAGATATATTTAGCCACGTAACCCGTAGCGCTGCCTTTTTCCGGATCGATTGCCTCGGCATGAAAACGCGCTTTACGGGCTTTATCCGTGGTCAGCTCGTTGCTGTCCTGCTGAAAGGCATAGTCACGGATTGTCTGGCGCACCTGATCCGCATCTTCGGGACGCATAAACATCAGCATGTGCCAGTGTGGCGTTGCGTCGTGGTGGGGTTCAGCAACGCGAATGCCAAAGATTCGAATGTCATCACGGTGCAGCTTTGCCCGGATGCGCTGCCAGACGCTGCAAAGATAACGCTGCGTGTCTGCGGGGCTGGCACCATTCCATTTGCGGTTACGATGGCCGGTTTTGATTGTGGCGTGATAGCGTGACGGCGCGGTCAGCGTGTAAAACTCGCCGACATAGCCCAGCTCATTACAGATATTTTCAAAGCCGCGAATGCGGGTCATCAGCTCACAGCGACGTATTGCCGGATTTGCCACGCTGCCGTCGTATTTCTCAATCAGGCTGATGCGGTTGCCTTCCTCGTCTTCCAGTTCCATGCCCTTTAAAAACTCACGGGTACGGCGTTTCTGCTCCCGCCATTCGGAAACCGTCATTCTGCTGGCGTAAGGCGTGTGTTTTTTGCTTACGTTAGCCAGGGCAATCTGCAGGTGTTCACGCCATGACGCAGCCACGCGGCGCAGTCGGCCCGTCCACCATTTTTCTGTCTGCATACGCAGCACGGCGGGTGTAACTTCTTCGGGATCAAAGAAACGGGACGTCACCTTATCCCACAGTGGCGGCGTCTGATTAAATTCACGGGTGATAGCCGCCGCAGTCATGTAGACGCGGTGCGTGTATTTATAATCTGACTCATCAGCCGCCTGCGCGTGTGCCTGTACCAGCTCGGCCAGAATGAAACTGGCAATATCACCGGCCAGCAAATCCACATCGGCACGCGACATATCAGCCAGGCGGTTAAAACGGTTCATCAGCTCCCAAAGCTGTCCGCCGGCAAGCGCTGCGCCATTCTCTTTCGGGGCGTTATGCGCCAGCAGATTAAAGGTGCTGGCGTCCATAGTCTTAACCCTGTACTGCTCATTAACGCATTCAACACGCGGCAATGTGCGCTCGACGAAGGTTTTCGTTAAGTACGCATTGGCGCGGGCAATGCCCTGTGACTTTTCCAGATCGTTAAAACGGCGTTTTACGTCAATCTGGATCAAGGTTGGTTGCTGCTCTAACAGTTCCTGCGCACGCACTAAAGCCGCAATCATCTGACCGCGGCTGTGCATTTCCTCATAGGTGGGATAAGGGCTGGCGATGGCTTCCCGTGGCGCATTCCACGGGTAAGCGTACTGCTCGATCACTCGCACACCCCTGCATAAACACTGTTGCAGACACCTTGATCAGTGGCGGTTGCCAGCAAATCGAACTGACTGCCTCCACGGGTTGTCAGCGCCCAGTCCCGGTAAGTTTCAATACCGTGGGATTCAACTGATATAAAATCTATTCTGCGTTCAGCCTTGCGCGGATCCTGTGTTGACGGGAAAAAAGTGGAATTGCCACGGCGTGAACACCGCGCAACAAGTTTCTCCCATGCTGCGACACGTGCTATCTCTTCTGGCCAGCGACTGAATATTTGGGCCAACTCTGACTTGCGGGCATGAATGCACGGCATGCACCCAACACGACTACAACCTTGCTCGTAAAGAGGGTTAGGCTTGATCCCGTGACGGCGGGCAAGGGCGAAAACATCTTCATGTTTCCATTTGAGGATAGGGCGATAGATTGCCAGGCCCGGGCCAATGTCTAAACCTTCTTCCCATGACTCCAGCATTGCGCGCTCTTTTGATTCCTGCGCCCGGACACCCTGCCATGAGATAACTTTTTTCCCGGCAGCTATTAAGGGATCAACTATCTGAACTTTTATTGGCTCATGCTTCAGCTCGAAGGTGCAGAAACGGGCTTTAGTTGAAGGAAAACGACCTTTCCATAAACACAAATCAAGAAAAGGTATGCCCGTAGGTTTGAGTGTTTCAAGCGCTAGAGCAACAGCGGATAGCGCACGTTCAGAAGTGAATCCACACTCTTCAACCAGAGATACGGGCCATTTTTCCGCGATAAACTTGCGCTTGTTTTCAATGCGGGAAGTGAAATCAGCCTTAACACGCTTAACCGGCCCCAGCTTCGATTCCAGATAATCCAGATATTCCATGGTCTGCGGGTGCTCATGGCCGGTGTCTGCAAATGCCGTCTGAAACTCAACACCGGATTCAACAGCCAGCAACCAGTCAGCCAGGCTGTCTTTTCCGCCAGATATGCTGACCACATTCATGACGTTCTCACCAAAGCAGCGTTTGTCGATCATGCGACCACCTCCGAAGATGCTGCAGGGTCAAAACCAATCCAGACAGCAGGACGACGAACAGCAATGATTTCCGCCGCGCTTTTGCCGTCACCTGCAGCCACACCAACCGAGCGCGCAGCCCTTACGCTGGTCAGCTCATAGGCATTAAAAAGCGTGCGCGTAAAGTCGGTATCACTGTTTGAAGCGATGACCGGGCAACGTTCTGACACGCTGGTTAACATGCTGGCTAAGTCCTGCTGCGCGGCCTTATCAAATCCGCCTGCGTGGTAGTCGTTAAACGTGCCGTCATAGGGCGGATCGCAATAAACGACGTCGCCGGTCTGAAGCATGCTCAGCGTCTCGCGGAAATCAGCACAGACAAACGTTGCACGGTGGGCTTTAGCTGCGAAAGTTTCGATTTCTTCCAGAGGGAAATAAGGTTCAGAATAGTTTCCGTAGGGGATATTAAATTCACTCTTACGGTTATAACGGCAAATGCCACGGTAGCCGTGGCGGTTCAGGTAAAGGAAATGTGCGGCGCGCTCAAGCAACGGCAGGGCTGGGTCATGATTAAACGCCTCACGAACTCGGTAATAATCCTCTGCCGTTTTGTTTTGGGTAAACAGGCTCATCGCAACCACGATAAACGGGCGCGTATGTTCTTTAATCTGGCGGTAAAGATTAATCAGGTCGGGATTAACATCAGCCACTAAATAAGCCGGGTAATCCGTTGCCATCATCACCGCGCAGGAACCGGCGAACGGCTCGACGAGGCGCAGCCCCTGCGGCAGATGATTAAGCAGCTCAGGCATGAGGCGGGTTTTGTTGCCCGCCCATTTGAGGATCGTACTCATACGGCACCGCCTTTGTAATGGGCGCTTTTCAGCTCGTTGATTTGCTGGCAGGTAACGCAGTGGGTGACGCCCTGAACCGCGCGGCGGCGGGCCTCCGGTATCGCCTCATCGCAAGCCTCGCAAAAGAACTCACCAGCCCCGGCGGGCTGGCGACGTGCGTTAGCGAGATTGCGCTGCAGTTCTTCCTCAACGCGTGCCTGGACTAAATCCATTGAATCGGCCATTAGTGCAGCTCCCGCGCCTGATGCTCAAAACGCTCTGCCTCTTTATCCAGCAGCTCAATGATTTCCGGTGCGGTCATTTCGTGCCTGCGGGCATGAATGACCAGCGCCGCAATGCGGATTGATACGGCCAGCGCATCATCGCTGCGCTGTTCTGTTTTGGCCTTGCTAAGCAGTGCATTTAGCGCGTCTGCGTCGGCTTCAAATTTACGGGTTGCGGTATTTCTCATTTTTCAGTTCTCCAGATTCAGGGCAAAAGAATGCCCGGCGGGTTTACGCCATCAATTTTTTGAGTCTTATTTACTCAGGTAAAAAACAGTCTGCGGTAGAAAACTGTCGGGGTAATATTTTTCCCCAGCGCGCCATTTTGTTCATTGCCATGATGATTAATTCGCGGCGGTATTCGTCGAAGTATTCAAACGGCTTTCCGATTTCCTCCTGTGAAAATGTTTTAGGATTTTCGCGGTTAGCCAGGGTTAACACGCAAAATTTAAACTCGTCATTCTGATGGTTGAAATAACGCAGCGACGGATTAGCGTTATTGTCACGCTGCTGCCGCCAGCTTTTCCGAAACTCATCAAACGACATTTTGTTAACAGCATCAGCACGATTGCCCGTTGAATGAGTTTTGGCAAAAGATGCCGGGCCTTGCTGTGAAGTAGTGTTGCCTGTTACTCGCTGCATGTTACCCCCTGAATAAACGCGCCATGAAACCGACGGAATTGCGTTTGCTGGTCAGCCCCTGTAGCAGTTGCTTTTGGCTGTTGCACGGATGCCAGGGCTTACCGTTCTCACCCATGATCCAGCCGTTGCCGTAAGCTACGGACGGGCTTTGACGCTTAAGACGTGATGCCAGTGAAATCATTATCAGTCCCTCAGCTCAGGCCAATGGATGCGCCGAGGCCGCTGATAGCGTCAACGGTGGAGGCCATAGTGGGATTGGAATGAATGCGGGCCTGTACTGCTATAGCTGCGAGGCTCAGGCATCGAATGCCGGTATTAACGCTTTGCATCAGGCTGCGACGACATGACGTGCTTAAGACATCCTGACGCATTGCACCGGCTGCCAGTTGTCCCACTTCTGCCGTTGCCTTCAAAACATAGGCTGATAGCTTTTCTTCGGCATGTTCGTTCATTGGTACGCAAGGCAAACAATGTAGCTGTGCCAGTGCGCCATCCATTAAGGTTGCATCTTCGGTCAGGTCAGTGAGCAAAAGCATTTCCGTAACTGTCAACTGGTGCGGCTGCTCAGGGTTAAGCTTGTTGCGCAGGGTCTGCACATTCATGCCTGCAGTCTGTGCCAGTTCTTTCATGTTGTGAGACAGGGCAAACCGTCGGCAGGCCTCGTCAAAGTGGTTATGTGTGGATACTCGAAAATCAAACATGTAATCACCCTTCCCTGTTCGATAATGTTATTGAGTACTTTTTAGCGAGTTCCGCTGAATGGATTTGGAGACTTTCGCAGCGCTTGCTTGTGATTCCTCATAAGAACGGATCGCATCAGCGCTAAGAGCAACCAAGTTGATGAGAACTTTTTCGCGCTTGCCCTCTTTAGCAAGACGATGACGAAACGGAGAAAGGCGGCCATCATTTAGCATCACATCAATGGTTGCTAAGTCGAGACCGGTTGCTTCGCTGTAACGTTCCTTCGTCATATGAGGCACCAGAAGCGTGATTGAAATGTTGTTTTGCATCATGCAGTATCTCCACTATTTGACTAATAAAACCGAACTAACCCTAATTAGCAGTAATGACATAACCGAACCTGCTAATGCGGATTAAAGTTCAATTTTGTGATCTTGTCAATCATGATCAATCGAGAATGCGAACATATGAATTTCACGACAGGCGGGCAGGAAGTAGTTCAGAGACTTTTAGAGGCCTACAACGTAAAGACAAGGCAGGCACTCTGCGAAATCCTAGGGGTTTCTAAAAGCACTATGGCGACTCGGTTTATGAGAGACATGTTTCCTGCCGATTGGGTTCTGCAGGCCGCAATTGAGACCGGCGCAAATATAGAATGGCTTTCTTTTGGAATCGGTAAAAAGTTCTCAAATGAAAACAAAATAGCAAAAAAGGTTCCCAGCATCATTCTGCAGGATGGGGCCATATCTCCCGGTGAATCGCTTTTCTTAGATGAAGCACTCTATCCAGCTCATCTGAATTCACCCGCCATCCTGTTTGTAGGGGCTGGCCGCTACTTAGTCGATCAGGAGAATGCGGAAATCTGTGACGGTATGTGGCTAATTAAGATTGATGGTACTGCTTCAATCAGGGATGTAATGCGGCTGCCTCAGCAAAAGGTAAGGATCACAAATGAGGCTGGTAGCTTCGACTGCCACGTATCTGATGTTGAATTCATGGCCTATGTTTCTCTGGTCATGCACAAAGGCTAACAATGAGCGTCAGGAAACTGTCATCAGGTAAATGGCTATGTGAATGCTATCCACAAGGCCGTGATAAAAAAAGAATCAGGAAGACTTTCCCCACGAAAGGGGAAGCTGTTTCGTATGAGCAATTCCTGATGAATGAGGTTGCTAATCGCCCCTGGATTATTGAGAAAACAGATAAAAGGTCTCTGCTTGAATTGGCTGAATTATGGTATGACCTGCACGGCCAATCCCTCAGTTCCGGCCTGATGGTTTTCAGAAAATTGAAACTCATAATCAACGCACTAGGGAACCCGAGAGCGTTAGATTTTTCAGCCAATGACTTTGCTCACTACAGAAAAAAAAGGCTTTCAGGTGAAATTTACCTTGATAAGCGGTTCCCTTATGCAGCCTCAAACACAACTCTGAATATGGATCAGGCTCACATGAATTCCATGTTCAGTGAACTTGTCCGCCTGGGAGAGTGGTCAGCCCCTAATCCTCTTGAAAAATTAAGAAAGCTGACAACCACTGAGCGTGAAATGGCATGGCTTGATAGTGAACAAATATCTAGCCTTCTGCTTGTCACGGAATCAGAGCCTGATTTGAACAGGATTGTGCGCGTTTGTCTTTCTACAGGCGCTCGCTGGAGTGAAGCACAGAATCTTCGGAAATCTCAGCTCAGCCCCAACAAAATCACCTTTACCAATACCAAGAGTAAAAGAAATCGCACCGTTCCCATCACAAAAGATTTCTACAAAGAGTTGAGCGGTATCAAGCAAGAAAATCTCTTTGATGATTGTCACTACAACTTTCTGAGAGCCATCAAAAATGCAGGGATTGAGTTACCCAAGGGACAAATGACGCACGTTCTAAGACACTCTTTTTCTGCACACTTTATGATGAATGGCGGCAACATTTTGGTTCTACAAAAAATCCTCGGTCATCACGATATAAGCATGACCATGAGGTATGCGCATTTTGCGCCAGAGCACCTAGAAACTGCCATCAAATTTAACCCTGTAGAAATAATCAGAAATGGCGACAAAGTGGCGACAGAGATTAACAGTCATTAATGCTTATTAGTGTTCATTAGGTATTTAAGTTTATGATTTTAATGAAAACACTTAATTTTAAAGAGATAAAATGAAAATAGGTCTTTTTTACGGTTCAAGTACCTGTTACACCGAAATCGTAGCGGAGAAAATTCGGGATTTTATTGGCGACGAGCTGGTGACGTTGCACAACGTGAAAGATGACGATCCGCGTCTGATGGAAGACTATGATCTGTTGATTTTGGGGATTCCCACCTGGGACTTTGGCGAGCTGCAGGAGGACTGGGAGGCTATCTGGCCCCAGTTGCCGACGCTCAATTTGCGCAACAAGATCGTGGCGCTGTACGGCATGGGCGACCAGATTGGCTACGGTGAGTGGTTTCTGGATGCTTTAGGCATGCTGCATGAACTGCTCCAGCCGATGGGGGTGCAGTTTGTGGGCTACTGGCCGCTGGACGGCTATGACTTTACCAGCCCCAAACCGCTGAGTGCCGACGGCAAGCAATTTGTCGGACTGGCGCTGGATGACGTCAATCAGTTTGAAGCCACGGATGAGCGCGTTGAGCAGTGGTGCGAGCAGATTCTGACGGAAACCGCCGAGCGGCTTTAA